TTCCGGTAGCAAAAGTCTTAGTTCCACTAATCGTTTGGTCTCCTGTAGCATATACAACATTTTCAACTGAAACTGAAGCTGAAGCTGAAGCTTCTCCACTTAAAAGAACTCCTGTTCCATTGACGGTAGGTCTTACAGAAAAATTTTTGACACCATTAATTATCTGCGACCCAGTAGTGCTTACGGAATTAATGATTTTATCAAAATCAACTTGTTCAGAAATCTTGTTGAGCACAAAACCATTTAAATCTGTTTGATTTAATTGTTGAATTCTAATTAAATTATCTGGCATAAATTATTCCAATCTGCTATGATATAAAATACTCGCTAAATAAGAATCAATTTGATGATCTGCGGCGATAGAATTTATCTCCTTAATAAGAATATGATTTTTGTCTACGGGAGAATCGATATACTCTTGAATTTTATTCTTCCAGTTTTCAGGAGATTCATTTGCTATAATAATTCTTGATATTTGTTCAACTACTTCTTTTTGATTGTAACTTAATTTTTTTAGATTATGTTTTTTTCTTAAAAAAGAACCAACTTCTTCTTCTAATTTCTGAGCCAAAACAAGATTCTCTTTCACTCTATTAAAACTATACTTTTCTTGGGCTTTAGACTGGTCTCCTTGACCTATAGGACTTACATTTTTTGTAGCTTGTGGCGCGCCCGTACCAGTAGGTCTTCCGGCTTCTTGTTTTGGGCCACCTATTATAGGAGAATACAAACCTTTGTCTTTTAAAGACTTAAACTTTTCTTGAGCTAATTGAGACTCTTCTTGATCGGGCAATCTTCCAGTTTCAATAGCCCTGACTCCTTCTTCTGCGGTTAATACCCCTAGCTCAACAAGTCTTGTGTATATTTTTGCGTATTGAAGATCATCTTTAAGATCTATGTCTTCAAAATATGGAGTAGGGAAATTTTTAAAACCTAAATCTTTGCTTATTCTTCTTATTTCTGGCATAAGAAATTCGTTAAGAAACGCTTGTCTAGCTTGCTTTAACCTCTCTACAAAAACTTGTGCTTTTATGCTTTGATTAGCAAACTTTTCGTTTCCGATTAATATATTATTTAAACCAATCTGTATATCTCTATCTACAACTTCATATTTTTGAGGACCAATTAAATTTCCTATGTCTGGAATAACAAATTCTGCTTTAGTTGTATAATCTGCGATTAAAACTCTACCTACGCTTTGGTTCTCAAAAAGCTTTTGCATAGCTTCAAGATTCTTTTGATTTATCCCGCCTTTTTCTGGTTCTGCTCCCATTGTAATTAATAAAATTGCTTGTTGCGTGGTTCTTGTAATCGCCATATCCATCTTTTTCATTTCAGCTTTCCAATTAATATCATCAAGGACTGGGAATCCCATGGGAACGGCAAAGGGTTCGTAGTCTTGTTTTTTGTAAAAAACTGCGCATAAATTTTTTGGTTCTAGTGGTAAGCTCAAAATAGAGCTGTTTTTATTTTGAACTAATTTTTTAGATTGTGGATCTAAACTCTCTAGCACTTCATTGTCTTCGTCTGTCTTTGGATTTTTTAATCTTTCTAGCTCATAGTCTGTTAATATTTTGTAGTATTTTGCTGAAGAAAAATTAATTGTTCCACCTATTTGAATATCTGCGGGGTTTAATATGATATATCTAGAAGGTAAATTAATAGAAGATTTAGAAAAATTTAAACCAAAAGTCTGAGTTATTTTGCTTATGTCAGATTCAGCGATTTTATTTTCGAACTTGTAGACAAAAACATTTCCTGATCTATAATATTCTCTAAAAAATTTATCCTGAAAATCAAATATATTAATTTTTTTGAAAAGGGCAGTAAAAAAATCTCTACCCTTTTGGCTTCCGTCTCTAAAATATATATTGCTACAGCTAAACTCTGTCATAAGGTCTATCGTGTTTCTGAAAATTGCAAAATTATAATAAGCTTTTTGGCATAGGATGACAGCGTCTCTAATATCAATATTAGATTTATTATCTATACTGGTTGTAGAATATTTAAACGGTATAATGCCGTCTTCTATATTCTTGTATCTATCTGTTCTATTAATTGTACTAGAAGAATTTCTTCTGAGTGGTGTAGAATTTCCCTGGGTAGAAGCTTCGGATATAGCGGCTGCGGCCATCAATGGCATTATTTCTGATTTTTTTTGCTGTTTTTTCGTATTTTTTTTGTTTTTTGTCATTTTTGCTTTAAATTTACACTTTATTTAATCATTATAGGTGAAAAAGTTGAATTTTCTACTTTTTCTGGTTGAGCAATCATATCTTGATAGCATTTTAAAGCCCAATTAGCTAACATTAGGGCTGAATAATTATCTTTTCTGGCTTTATTTGCTGAAGTGCTTCTTTTTAAATGCTGAGGAAGATCAAACGTTTGAGTGCCTCTCGCTGTGCTAGAATGCTCAACTAAAGCGCATTGTTTCTTTGTCTGATAAATAAAATCATCTTGATGTTCAATAAAATCTAATATTGTCCAATCTTTCTTGTCTTCACTCTTCATAAATTCTATTGGCGCCCCTTCCGCAACGACTTCATTAAAAAATGATTCGTCAGCGCTAGTTTTGCTGGCAAACCATATTTTTTTATAATCTATACATGCTTGCAGATATTCGTTCCCTTTTCTTATAAAGTTAGAAGTAAATACTTGATTAAAGGCTATTCTTTTATCATTCAAGTTATATTTTAATCTTGCATCTCTAATCATAGCTTCATAATCTGCGCCATCGATGTCAGAATTGATTTCTATAGTTTTTATCTCTAATTTATTCTTTCTAAATAATTCAGATTGATTACAGGCTGATAAAAAAACATCTGCGCCAGCGTTATCTAGAATAATCATTACAATGTTAAAATTATTTAATATATAATAAAAATAAGCTACATGATTTTTTAAATTACCAAGGCCTGAATAGGTATGGACCAAAACGCCATGTTTTTTTTCTTCATCTATCTCTAAAATTGCCATAGCAAAATAATCCGCATTAGGGCTATCGCTCATGTTGGGGTCAACGCCGAGTATATATTTCTTTTTTGAATTTCCCTTTAATATTGTGTGAGGACTCTCTCCGTTTTTTAATGTACACTCTTCCATCTTTTTAGCATTAAAATAGCTATCGCTACCGTCTGTAAATCTTGCACAATACTCTCTTAAAAAGCTACTGTGGCTTGTCCCGCCGTTTTGAGCCTCTTCAATAATAGTCTTATCTATCATCTCCTCTGGTAAAGCTTCGTAGCTCATTTGGCTTACAAAGTATGTAGCTTCACCTTTTTCATTATTAGTGATTTTTTCTATCCATTCATTGTAAGTTTTATAAAGGTTTTCAAACGTAAAACTAGCAGAAGAAAAAGCAAGCATCTTACTCGTGTTCTCAAATACCATTCTCTCTTCATCTTTCATTAGCTTTTCTGCTATTAATTTATCTTCTATCTCTCGAATCTGCATTCTTTCTTTAATATTCTGTGGCGCGACCAAGAACGGCATAAGGACATTCTTAATAATTTCTTCTGGTAAAAGAAGAAACTCGTCTAGAACAAGAGCGTTTGCTCTAAAACCTCTTATTTTTTCTCCATTTAATGGGATTGCGACGATGCTTCCACCGTTAATTTGCCATTCAAACTGATCGTTTCTTTTAGTTTTTGCTCCAAAACATTGAGATAATAATTCCGCTCCTGGACTATCTATTATTTTTTCTAAATTATTAAATATAAACCTAGCAGTTCTAAAAGTTGGGCCAGCTATTAATATTTTTGTATTAGGCTCAAATACACATTGTAAAAAACAATAAACTGCAGCCATAAAAGTCTTACCGCAACCTCTACCAAATACGCACATATTAAAATTTCTATTAAAAAATGCTTTAATATGAAGCTCTTGATAAGGAGCAAGCTTAACGCCACTTATAAGTTCTGTTGTCAGCCCTATGTTTGATCTTAGAAATTGAGCTAAAGATATTTTCGCCTCTCTATCATTAAGATAGCCCTTCAAACTTGCTAATTCTGCATTAACATCTTTTATAGTTCTTATGTATTTATCTGGACAATATATCATAACAATTTCATATCATAAGCTAGTTGCAAGTCTATCTTTTTATAGAAGCATTTGCTTCCAAAAATACATTCTATAATCCTTTTCATTTCAGATCTTCCATTAACAAATAAGAATTGTAAATTCTTATAATTTTGTATTAAATTTCTAACGTTATGGAATATAAACTCTGGTGTAGCTTTTATTTTTTTACTAATGTAGGGCAGATAAGGAAAACTTAAGGCATTCGATAACTTTTCTTCTACAATAACAATTAAGTAAGCTCCGTCTTTTTTAGCTTTTAATATTTCATTATTAAATCTCTCCAAATTACCGCTGCTTAAAGTGCTGATAAAATCGCTTAAGCTTTTTCGTTCGATATAGCAGTTACAGTTATCATTACTACACGTATAGTCTCCATAGGGTAAGGTTTTTATCTCAAATGGAATATTAAATTTTAACCAATTCTGTTCTCTTGTATCCACGTAAATCGTATCATTTTGTTTTAATTTAAGTTTAAATTGATTTGATATATTTCTTGGATGAACAAATTTATTCTCAAAGCCAATAGAAGAACATAAATCATAATAATCTTCAAAAATTTTATTATAAGAAATAATTGAAGGGCTCATAATAGTCCTTAATTCAATCTGCGAGGGCGAGTACGTAATATTTTTCTCTTCTTTTCTTCTAATTAAAGTATTTCTGCAATACTCTTTAGCTTTCTCTAAACTTTGTTCTTTTAACCATTTTTTCATATTATTTTTATCGTTAAAATCGCTGTTAAAATATTGATCTTTTGATTTAAAATTAATAATTTCTCCAGTTAAAAGATCTTTTCTTGGAAAATACTTATGATAATATTTTTCTTTATTTAATCCGTACCCTTTAAGAGCAAGATGAAGACTTTTTTCATCCTTAAACTCTTTCCCGTCAACTTTACAAATGATACTCATCCGTTTAAAACCTCATCTTTTGAAATCCCTAAAATCTTGCATTTTAATTCCTCCATTGAAGAAAGCCTGTCTATCTCTTTTTCAACAATTTTCTTTCGCATTTCTGCCATCTTTAATAGCTTAGCCCTGCTTTCTTCTTCTTTCCACATTTGGACAAGATTAATTATTGAGGCTGTATCTTTTGTTTGTTTTGAAAGTCTTTCGCTTCTTTTTATTTTTAAATCATTATTTAACTTCTGTTGCCTATTAACGCAATCATTATATTCTTTTCTAGCGGTGTTACTGGCTTCTACTAAAGCCATAGGAATTTTGCCGTCATCAGAAATTGCTATGTCTATTTGATTTTGTAAAACATTTATCGTTTCTTGAATTTTTGAAGAAATTAAGACTTCGGTACAAAGAACGATGTATTGATCAACTTCTTCTTGAGTCAAATCAGCTTTATTGTAGGTGTATCTAATAAAACTACTTTCAAATAGCTCTCTATCAGCTTCATTATCGTAAAGATTAATTTGATGTATAAATCTATGAGTATTCATATATCCTATACAGGCGTTTATTTCTCTCTTTTGACCATGAGTTATCTTAGTTTTATCTATTCCGTCTAAAACGTATTTGTTGATTTTCGCTATCATTCTTTCTTCGCTACGCGGAGGTTTATAATCTTCTGTTGACGCATTTTCATTTTCAATATTATTATATTTTATATTTGTGGGTAAACTTTTCATGTATTCCAAAACACTTCTGGTCTCTTGAGACAAATTTGTTAAAGCATCATTTTTGAACAATACTTTCGCCATCTCTATACCCGTCATAGTTGCACAGTTATTGCTTATGTACTCTTTCTGTTCGTCGTTTAAGCTTATTAAACCTTTAGCTTCGTATTCATGGCTCTTTTTCGGCTTGATCTGCCTAGAGGCTAAAAATTGTTTAACCGCCTTACCTTCCTTACTTCTTCCATCTAAATCTTCTCTAGAAAAAGCTAATTTAACCAATTCGGATAACGAAGGGGGATTAGATGGCCTATTATTCCATTCGCTTAATAGCTTAAGCTGCTGTTCTTCTGTTAAAATTGGAAGATCTTCGTTCATGATATATCTATGTCTCCGTTATACAAATACTTTTTGACTTTTATTAAAATAGATTTTTTTAAATTTCTAATTTGTTTATATCCAGCTGTTCTATTTTTTTCAGAAGTTCTGTAACCCATTAGCTTGGCTGTATGTTCTTCTGTTTTTCCTTGAATATAAAGATATTGATAGATTTTCCATTCTACGGGTTTTAAAACTTGTTGCATTTTTATATGAATCTTTTCTGCAGTTTTTTCTAAATTTAAATTTTCTTCTTTTAAATCGTTTATTTCTGTAGAATGATTTTCTATACTAAGAGTAAGCTTTGTGTCATGTGCATTTTTTTTGGTTTTTTCCCATCTGGCGTATAAAGGACAAGAATTGCATTGCTCCCCATATATTGCACATCCAGACTCTCCTTGACAAGCTAAACATTTTAGGCATGGTCTTGAAAAGTGCCCGTAATGATTTCTAATTAAATTTTTAATTTGATTATTTACTATAGTATTGACCCAGGGCGCCAAAGGTTTTTTTGGTTGATATAAATGCCATTTTTTATATATATGAAATCTTATTATTTGAGCAACATCTTGAAAATCCATCCAATTAATAGCGTTTAAATTCCATTTATTTTTCTTTTTGAAGATTTCTTGATTTATTTCATCAATACATTCTTCAAAAGTTCTTTTTCGAGAATTATTCTGTTTTTTTTCTTTTAACTTTAGCTTTTTTCGCATTTGGTTTTTTAATAAAATTACTTAAGCTTTCTTTTGGAGGATTCTCGTCTTCAAAAACGTATTCTAATGCTGTTATGTTTGGGACTTTTAATACCTCATCTTCAAGGAAATCCTCTTCAAAATCTATTGAATTTTTTTGAATAATGGGCTGCTTATGACTTAGTGCCGTTTGAAAAGAATTTCCACAATGTCCACAAAATATGGGTTTTTTAAGAGTATATTCGTTTGGAGAGCCGCATTTTTGGCAATACATTTTTAACATATATGTATATTATATCTTGTAAGTTAATTAATATCAAACAAAATTTGAATCAAATAATGTGTTATTTACAAAAATTAATTCAGCTTCATTTATTTTAGTCAAATCTTTACCTAAGTTTTTAATTATAGCTATACATCTAAAAATTTTATTCTTGTCTTTTATGTCTTTAGAACCAATTGTATTTCGATCCCGAAAAGAAAGTTTAATTTCAAATTGAGGCATAATGTGTTCTGCTCCCAAGCCCAATCTAAAGTCTTTTTTATAGACTCTTAAATAGTATATATCCCATGACATGAATATATTATAAGCTTCTATTTCCGCCTAAGCACCCCAAATACATTGCGTTATTGTTTAAGCTTTTTTTATTAAAAGAATAATTGTTAGCAGAAACATCAATAAATTTTCCATAATTTACGCCGTTAAATGAATGATTTCCAGCTGAACAATGCTCAAAAGTTCCAGAAACTATTCCAGTAATATTAAAATTAAAATTAGGCTCTTGTAAAAATAATTTTGAGCTATCATTTTCAGCCCAAAATCCACCAAAACTACCATCTAAAGCAGAGCATTTAAAGAATTTTCCTATGCAATTTGCGGGATAAGCTCTCTGCCTATATAAAGTTTTTATTGATTGTTTTAAAAAATCTACAGAATATTCGAATACGTAAGGATCTCTATTATTATTGGTCAGAAATAGTCCTCTTTGCGTTGAGTATCCAAATCTAAAATATCTGCTTAAGGTATTATGATAAAACGGATTTCTTCCTCCGTTTCCTTGCTCGTTTAAAAGAATATCAAAATTTAAGCCATATAATATATCTTTCTCGAAAAGAGATCCACCATCAGGTTCAAATGCTACTACAGCAAATATTGTATACTCATTTCTTAATATTTGCCGAAAATCTTCTGGTCTTTCATTAATTAAATGTCTTATATTATCTAAAACAATCGGCCTTTTAAATCCTATGTTTAATTTTAGTTGCGTTGCTGTAGGTAAAGACAGCAGATAAGGCAAATTAGCAACAGAAGAAAAGCTTTCGCCCCCAGCAAAAGATTTAGGATTTTTTATAAAATTTCTTTCGTGATTGCTTAGGTCGCTTATTTTGGCTATGTAATCAACTCCATTGACCGTTTGAATCTCATTGCTATCTAAAGAAGAATCAATTCTAAGGGCTAGATTATCTTCTAAAAGAATACCAAATTTAGAGTCAGCAAAACCTAAAGAATATTTATTATTTAAATAACCTTCAACTCTTTCAATTTCATTGAAATTTAATTTCTTATCATAAATCAGAAGCTCAAATAAATAAGTTTTATTTCTATTAAGAAGATTGCCAAAACTGGCGTGATGTATTGAACCAAGCATAAAGGTATCTATGTCTCCTAATGCATGATTTTCCGGAAAAGTTGAGGTATTATCATGCACGCCTAAAATAGAAGAAGATAGTTGTCTTTTAACAGCGTATTCTTCTTCGTTTAAATAGAAAGTGCTTAAACCGCTTCCACTCTTTGTTGTTGCGCCCCACAGATAAAGTTTATTTTGAATAAAAGGTCTGCCGACGCCTTCTCCCCCGAAAGAGTTTTGCTTGGCCTCGCAAAAAGAATAATTTCCATTTTCTATCATATCTCCAAAGCTATGCACACCTGCTGTACATTTTTCAAAAGTTGAATCTATTGATTTTGCTCCGTAACCAAAACTATAATCTTTTGCAGAGCAATTTTCAAATTTAGATTTACTTATTAAACCATTTCTTCTACTTAGATCTGTACCAAAAGAATAGTCCCAAGCTTTGGAATTTAAAAATACAGAATTAACTATTTCACCAGCAAAGCTGTGTAGCGTTGCTTCACAATTTTCAAAATAAGAGTTCCTAATTGCTCCGTTTGCCCCGAAAGAATAAGATCCTCCTCTACAATTGATAAATCTTGCGGCTATAATTTTATTTTCGGAAGTAGAATTTAAATTAGATAAACCACCCATATCGCCCCCAAAAGATATTGCCCCTCCGGTACAATTAATAAATTCAGAATAATAATCATTTGCTTCGCTAAAGGAAATATCTAAATTTATACCACCAAAAACATTATTGTCTCCTCCGCCAAAACCCGACCTTCCAGCAGAACAATTTTCAAAAGAGCAATCAGTATAATTATAATTTGTTCGCATACTATTTATGCCATAGGTTATTAACGGCTTAGATTCTTGAAAACTACAATTAAAAGATTTAATTCTAGGATTAATTGGATCCAAACGCGCTTTTCTATTCCAAAGAAATTGAGAGTCTGTAGTAGATGTAAAAATATCTGGAAAGTAAGCAGACGCATGACCTAATGGCTGCTTACGGTAGCTTGGATAATTATAATTTATAACTGTTCCACTACTAACAGTAGTCGCCGACCTTGGCCAATATCTACTACCACTAGTGGTAGTAGAAGGATTAAATGGAAACGATGTTAATCTCGCGGTTACTTCTATAGTAATTGGAAGGGTAGAAGCACTAGGCGCACCGGCTCCTGGAGAGGCATCAAATCTTACATAAAAACTAATTGTTCTTTTTATCTCTCGAAGAGAACTGTTAGCTATTTCTTCTGGAGTAAGATTAAAAATTTCCGAATAAGGAATTTGAAAAAAGAAATATTTATTCGCTGAAGATCCTCCTTCTGAACTGTTTTGATTTGCCATAGGATTCCACCATTCCCAAGATTCTGCAAGAGATTTTCCGTTAGCCTCGAAACTAGTCGAGGGAGTATTTGTTACAGTAAAATGAGCTGCTAGCTTTGTGCTAGTATTAGTAGAATCAAAACTAGTAGTATTTAAAAGAATGTACTCTCCTGTGTCCCCCAAAGAATGCGCTAATCTATAGGAACCCGCCGCGTCAGTATGAGTTCTAAAAGGAATAAAAAATCTCAAAATTCCTCCAATAGTGTCTGTTGTAGAAGAATTGTAATCAATTTTTCTGATAGCAAAATGTCTTATTTTAGAATAACCAGGCTGTCCAACGACACCTTGAGGAAGGCCTTCAAGCAATAAGTTAGATACTTCTGGATTTGTAGTAAACTGAAAAGGACCCAAAAGCACTCTGCTGTTAACGGAGAGCGAATTAATCTCTCCTAATATTTTATAAAAATCATACGTATTAGAGTGTACAAATGTCCCTCCATATCTATCTATGTCTATATTGGGGCTTAACTCGCTTTTAATTCTAAGATTAGCTAAATAAATATTTGGGGCTTTTTGAATTATTGCCCCCTGATTAACGCAGCTTCTTAGAAGCTCTGAATTATTTTTAATTACAGAAAAATTAGAGCCAACAGTATTTACTATTGAGCTTCTAGCAGACACAGAAATTCCTAATATATCTATACCAGCTGTATCCAGTATTAAACTTTCCATTCCTAAGTCATATATTCCAGGCTCGAGAATAATAGCGTATCTTTTACCGCTTAATATTCCTCCTAATTTTTTATAATTTTTTTTAGCTAAAGCATACGCTTTAAGAAGAGATCGACCATCGTTACTGAAAACCCCCGTAGACCTAACAATCGTCTGGTAATCTGACTGATAATCTTGAGGGCCTACAGATAAAGGCGTTATTTGAGTTGCGTCTGACATAATATTGAAAATTACACTAAAAAATATATTTTTTGTATTTAAGTGTAATATTTTATATGAACGAAGAGCGTGGTTCTGCTTATTATCTGAATAACGACGGCATTCAAATTCACAACGCCTGGGGATTAGCAGAGTTCCAAAAGAAGTATCCTATATTTAAAGATCAAACAGTTTTAGATTTAGTTAAATTTGTTGATGATCATCCCATGGGAAATCTTAGCGGTAGTGAATATATTAATTTAAGCAAAGAGATAAATGGAAGATTTCAATCAGTTTTTCAAGAGATTTCAGATATTCGCTCAGCTATAGATTGGACTATTGTCCCTCACGATTGGGCGGAAAAAGAACTAACCTTGTGGTATGGATCTTGGGTTTTAAAAAGCGTCTTTATACACACGCATATACTCCACAAGGGAAAATCTTACGGACTCTGATTGAAAACTTTCGTAATCTCTCAAAGGTTTTCTCAAAGAAAGCCTTTCGTAGAAAAAGAATTAGAAAAAATAAACTTAAGTGCCCGTTCTAGGTAATCCTAATACTTTAATTATAGTCTTTATTTTCCATTAATTTTAGTCGCATACTTATTCTTTCTTTAATATCTGGCCTTCCTTTAGATCCCATTAAATGAGTATAGCCTACTTGAGAAGCCATCTCCTCGGTTGGCCAGGAAGGAAATAAATTTGTAATGTTTTGATTATAATATCTTGCTGCCCCCGCAAGAAAATATTGTTCAGCTAAAACTGCTTTGCACCACTTTTTAGAATATTTTTGATACTTTTGCCAGAACAATGAGTTGTTTTTGTCTAGGACAAAATTTATTGCTGCTTCACTATATTTAGAAATAAAATATGCGTTATTTCCTCCAAAAATACCCATATTATAAGAAAACTCTGGAAAATTATCCTTTAGTAAACTTTTATTTGGGCAGTACGCTATAAATTTATCGATCTCATAAACATGATCTATAATATCCTCTGGGCATTGAACAAAAACTTCTGCATCAATTATTCTCTTTGGCAATTGCTTCCACAAGATGACATCATAGTCTATATGAATAAATGGATCTTTTTTTGAAGCAATATATCTAAATGCATATAGCTTAGACAAACTCCACACATCTAGATGGGTGTCTGGAACATCATCTAAAATTGTTGAAACAGAGGACCACGGTATATCTTTAAAAAAGACTAGAGATTTTGTGTCTGTTACAAAATGAACTTCTTTAAAATGTTTTTTTGCATAAAAAGCAGCGATTTTATGTAAATTAATTAAATCTTGATCAGGCATTCCTTGATAACCTAATCTAGAAAAAGATAGATAGGCTTTCATTCTTATGTATATGTTATGTAAGAGCTATATTTAAAATATTATTTAGTTGATCTATCAATTCTAAGCCAATTCCACCATCACCACTGCCACTTCCACTTCCACTTTCACTTGTAAAAGTTATGTTAAAGGACACAAAATTATTGCTATCAACAGAGCTTTTTAATTTATCTGCTCTTACCCATCCTTTTACAGGAAATAAACTGTCTCCGTTATAATTAAAGTTATAATAAAATACATTTTTTTCTAAATCTAAAATTTGCCAAAGTTTTCTTCTAGTACATCTTTCCCCAGCGCATGTCGCTGATGTGCCGTCTGTACTTATGCTAAAAGGTTTTGAATATTTTATAAATAAAGGATTTTTTGCTATTGTAGAAGTAAAAGCGTTAAATAAATATTGAGAATTATTAAAAATAATAACTTTAGAATTATTTGGATCTCCATTCTCAGAATTAAATAGCGCAGATTTGACTTGATAAAAATCACCGCCTTCGCCATAATGAGAATTTAAAACAGCATTAGTGTTAATATGCTTTGTTCTTGAGTCAGAAGAAAACGTTGAATCTATTATTTCAAATTTAAAATTTGAATTTTTAAAAACGCTATCTATATCAACAAAATCTGAAGGATATCCAAAAGGAGAAGTATTTGCAAAAACATTTATCAAAGTATTCACTTGTTGTATATCGTGATCGTGCGGACCAAAAGAAAAAGTCTCTTCTGGGTTATCTTGATTAATCCAGCCAGTTAAAGGAAATAGGTTTGAATTAATATTAACTTTTAATCTAAAAATTTTACCTCTAAAGGCTAGTATCCATTCTTGATTAGCTACATCTATGCCGCAAAACGCTTCACCGCTTTGGAAGCCATATTCCGTGTCTCCCACCCAAAGGCGAAGTAAAAGGGGTATTTTCCCTCCATTGCCTATATTATAATCTTTAAGGAAATCTGGAGAGATTGTTCTCGCACCATTTTCAAATTTAGTATTTGATAAGACTACACTAAACATACCAGCAGATTCAACGTATAGTCTGACTGAACCAAAAATAGGCGAAAGAAGCCACGTGTAATAAGCGTCTTCGTCTGATTTTATTTTTTCTGCTATTTTAGTATTAACTTTTAAAAGAGAGGTTTTCCTTACGATAATACTTTTGATTTTTTCAATATCTGAAGAAAACTGAGCAATTTGCTGTCGGCGAGATTTTACCTTATTCAGATTTGAACGGATTTTATTGGCGCGGGGCGTCATTTATACCCCCATATTTAACTTCTTTCCCAGGCTATATACCTCGGAGATGTTCCAAATACGCTAACTACGCCAGTATAGCTTTGATCAGAAATTGATCCTCCGTCACCAGCATTTGTTTCTGTATTTTTAGCTAAAACAAAATTAAAAGATTCTGCTGTTGCCCCCTGCCCGTATTTAACATAAAGTTCTTGAGTAGATAGATTCTGTACAAAAAGCTCTTTCCTATTTGAATTTGCTTCAATAGTTAGACCAAGAGAAGTTGATGGAGAACTGTTAGAAATTGAATCGCTTTTTTCAGGAAAAGAAGTAACATTATCTAAATCTTTATTTAAATTTGATTGATAAACGACGACTCCAGAAGGAATTCCTGCGTTTGAATCTGAAAATGTAACATTATTTAAATTATTTTTTAAAGAAGTGATCTCTGCATCACGAACATTAATTCCGCCTTTTAGTAAAGCTTCTATCTCATCTATTTTAGAAAAGTCTAAGGCTTGATAGCCTGATATATCATTATTATAAACAAGGTTTATTCTTTTATCTGTGATCTCTTTAACGTTTATATTTGGTACCATAATAAATTCTATTACACATTTTTTACTTATTTATTTCTTCAAATTTTTCAATGATATAAGCAAGAATATCGTTTCTCATTATATCGTCTGTTCCAAATTTAAAAGTTATAATTCCTTTACTTTTGCTCTGATTATCATCGAATAATTCATAAGTTTTTTCAAATCCGCTATTTTTAATATCAGACTGACGAATGTCTCCAATTAAAATTAATTTACTAAATTTGCCCATTCGAGTGGTAATTAATAAAAGATCATGAATACTTAAGTTTTGCGATTCATCACATATAATATAGCTAGCATTAATGCTTAATCCTCTTAAGAAACCAACGGGTAGACCTTTAACTCTTTCCTCTTTTAGAAGACGCTCTACTTGTTGCTTGGGAAGTAATTCGTGTAGCTTGTCCATCAATGGTTGCAGATATGGATCAAGCTTGCTATGAAGATCTCCTTTAAGGAATCCAAGATTATGACTTGAACTTTCTACAGGATTTCTTATATAAAAAATTTCACCGACTTTTTTATCATTTAAAGCTTTAAGCGCGCAATATACAGACAAAAGGCTTTTTGCGGTTCCAGCCGGACCTTTGCACAAAATTATTTTTGTATTTTTATCCTGTAAAGTTTCAATAAATTTTTTCTGATTCGTTGTCCATTGCAATTCGCGAATATTTAACATTCCTTCAATTTTATCTCTTTGAGGTACGATTGGAGATCTATCTTCTTGTTTGCGTTTATTTTTTTTCGACATGCAGACTACTTATTTTTTACACGTGTTTAATAAAAAGTGTAAAATATTTTGTAATTTAAATGCTGATAACTTTTGATCATATAAATGGATTTGGTAAAATGACGCATCAAGATTTTGTATACTCTAATCCAGAAGGAGTTTTAGAAAAAAATGAAAAACCAGATGAAGCCTTAGAAAAAGGATGGATACCATGGAAAAATAAATGGTACAACCATCGATCAGTTAGGATAAATTTAAAAGAATACTATCCAACAAAAACTACAAAAAAAGACTTTAAAAAAATAACTACAACATTTGATTCAATTTGTAATTTTACAAAATATAAAAAAGCAGAAGAAATATACGAAATATACTGCAAAAAAAATAATTTTAATCGCAACATACCTATTATAGAGATAATAAAAGATTCAAGTTGTTTTTTTGAGTTTAAATACGGCAAAGAGACAAAAGCTTATACTTTTTCTACTTTATATGAAAAATCTTTAATCAGTTCAGAATTTATACAAGACTTTAGTTGTCCAAAGATATCTTTAGGATCAATATCTCAACATTACGAATGTATCACCGCAAAAGAGTTAAATAAAGAATACGTCTACCTTTTAGGAGGATACGAATCGACTTGTATTTATAAGTGTAATTTTCATGGTATGGAATGGTGGACAGGAAAAAACTGGTCTAAAGACTTAGATTTGTATAAAAAACTTTGTGAAAAAGATGATAGAATAAAAATAGAAAATTATGATAACAATTTTTGAACCATCTAATCAACTTGAAGTAGATACTCCAAAAGGAAGAGCTTCTATTTGGTTGGTCACGGAATATGGAACGGAGACCGAAAAAATTTTTACTTGTATTATAAAAGATACTGGTGAAATTTGGGAATACCGACCTAAAGATATAAAAGTAATAAATAATATTACATTCGGTAGAACAGCAAAAAAGGAAAATAAATGAATAAAACAATAAACATAAGAGAAAAAAATATTACGCAAGGCGAGAAAGCTAATCCTCAAAATTGCGCAATTGCCAGAGCAATAAAAGAAGAATACAAAAGTAAAATAAAAAACGTTTCTGTTTTACCTTCTCATATTGTTCTTGAGTTTAAAAAGCAGACTTATACTGCAGCTATGCCTAAAAATGGCATAGATTTTATAAAAAGATTTGATAGGGGTTTAGCGGTAAATCCATTTGTGCTTAAACTAAGATTTAAAAAAGACTACGCCTTAGTCTGATCTAATAGTAAAAATACCATTTATAATGGTGTAAAGGTTTAGTAGAAAACCTATAAAAGAATTATGGACAAAAAGCGTATAAATGATATTTTAGATTTTATTCAGAACATAAATTCTGTTAGTAGTAATCAAAGTGATTATGTGCCATATCCTACCGGTCCCCAATGGTGTTGTGATTGCGGTGATTGTTATAAAGCATATCGAATCGGCACATGTTACGAACAAGTAGAATGTAGAGACGGCAAAATTTCTGGTTTTCTTTGCCCAAAAAAAGACAGAATAACTGGAAGATGTATTTTAGATCAACGAAACTGCTCGTCGTCCATATTCCAAAAACCTATTATGATAAATATGGAGATTAATATCCCCGAATGTAATCTAAAATATATACAAAGAGTTCCCTATATTAGCAACCTAGCATTAGCTGCGAGCGAAAAACTTACTTGCACACATGGCAAACCCAGTATTCAGAAAAGGCACAGAGGCAATTTAGGCATAGATCAAACTAAAGGGTGTTGCGAAAAAAGACAATACCCTATGATTTATAGATCTTCTACAGGATTTTCTGGGGATCCTGTTGGCGGATATTTTACTGACGATAGAAAAGCAGTTGACTTTCACACAGGCTGGACTTCTGTCCAATGGGCTATGTACCAAAGCGGCGGGTATTGGGATGTTGTGTTTTCAGATACAGAAATTGTCAGGAATCAAAATGTATACGTTAAAGCTACTCTTATTAAAGACCCAAATTTTAAGTGCCCGTCTGATCCAGAGGAAAGAGCTTTATGGTGTCAATATTCTCCTGGAGCATTGGATGAAACTGGGCTCTCAGTATGCTGCGAGCGTACGCCTGCTTGCAAAAGTGCACCATGCGCAGTTGGAGAATTTTGTCCACCATATTGTTTTCGGTTAAAATCTTCTGTTGTAAATCCAGATGGCACGTTTATTTGTGATGTAGGCAAAATGCCACTAACGCCTACTCCAACGCCTACTCCAACGCCTAAAGAAGAAAATTACTTAGAATGGGCACAAAAAGCTAAAATTTGTCCATCTAAAAAATTAGATAAAAATGCTAATTGTCTAATTCTTTCATCAAACGAACACGCCGTACTAGACCAAATAATAAAAACTACTTATACTTACAAAGGGCAAAAAACTATCATAGATTTTATAACTTATAAGAAAGAAAATAAGTTAATTTGTCCAAGTATATTAGAAAGTCGTCCTACTTGTAATTATGGTACAGCTTATGTTGCAGATTGGGGCCCAATGATCAACCCGACTTGTTGTCTTCCAATTTGGAAATGCCCTCAAAATACTACCAGTGTTTCTGATAATCAAAGAGTGTCTTTCTGTTTTAATCAATTAAAAAATTTAATAAATTCTAACCCTTTTATCTCTCCTGTTTTTACTCCTCCGCCAAACACCGGAGGTGCTGAAGGTGGAAACAAATCTCCAAAAGAGAAGAGTCTACTTAATTTGAAAACATATGGATATTTTTATAAATTAGAAATAACTTCTAAAGTCTGGGAAAATAAATTTCAATCTGTGCATTCATTTATAGACCTAGAGCTCTCTGGATTAAAAGAAGAAGAAGTATATTACGACGAAAAAAATAAGTGCGCATACATTATGTATCCATCTCGCAAAAAAACTTATTATATAAAATCTGGAGTTTCTGTCCTACCAGGAGTCGGTGGAATTTGCGATAGTGAATGTATATCCGTAACCCTAGACCCTTGCGCAACTGGAAAAATATGTAGAAAAACAAATCCTCACCACATTCATGTGGGGGGCGGGGTGCGGGGAGAGATCTGGCCGGACGCTTTTGGCGGTGCGGCAGTACGAAAAGCTTACAAAAGATATCCTGAAAATTGGCCTGGACCACATAAGATATCTATAGATAAAACTACAAAAAACTTATTTTTAGGTCGTGGATGCATTGAAATAGAGATTAGAAACTCTGAAATAACAAATCTTTGGTCTAAGGCAGAGTCTGTTGGTATAATTAATATAAAAGCTACAGTAGGCGGCTGTTATCGTACTACAGGTGATACAGGAAAATTAACTTTTAAAAATCTTGATCCTTCTACGGGAGCTTTTAATATAGAACTATCTGGCAGCTTAAATGGTCAAAAAGGTGGCGACCCAGGACAAGGCTGCCGAAAACAAAGCGACATATTTGGATTAGAAGGCCTCAACATATTAAGTTTAAAATTAAACAAAGTTCGATTAAACGGTATTATTCTCAAAAAAGCGCCTCGAGAACTTGGTTTACACGGAGTCGAAGGATCTTTAACAATTGCTCCAGACAAGCCTTCTTTAGTAAATCTGTTATATTTAAATTCTTACGAAAACGAAAGCCTTGATTGGCCTTGGAATCAAAAGCAAAATTATATTGATTGGCCTAGGATTGTAACTAGTAATCCTGATCACGGCTTCACATTAAATATAAATAATAATTGCTGTTTCCAATACAACTCAGAGCTAAATACAAATACGTTTTGGGAGTCGCATCTTCATGCACCACAAGTCGGAAGTTACTATCTAAACAATGCAGAAACAAATAAAAACGTATTAAAAGGAATTAATAACACTGTAAACTTAATGCCTGGTATAAGTGCAATTTTATCAAAAAGCCTTCATAATACGAACGCTCCACAAATTAGATTAAATTCTAATATTGAGAATTTTATAATTTCAGGTATAGGCAAACCCGATAAAAGTAATGATCTCATAGATTTTATAAATAAAATAAACTTTGGAGATTTAAATTTATCCTATAGAGAATGGCCAATGTTTATCATAGGGGAATTATTTATTATATTAAGAAATTCTTTTTCTGTAAATAAAAACTCAGAGATTTCTGCTATACTAACTAATTTAAAAAGAAAATTAAACGCTACAGTAATGCTTGGTTGGTATAATCTAACTAAGATAAATGAACATATTCCTACTCCTCCGCTTCTTCCGCCTCGTCCACCTCCTCCGCTTCTTCCGCCTCCTACCCCAACATCAACAAATATTATACAAACCGGTGTTCTTTGTCCAGATTATTCTTTTGGATCTTCAGGAAGAACTATAGGAGTTTTAGATCTCGACAATGATAGCTTATGGGCTCAAAAATACGGATTCGGGTCTAGCGCAGAATCTAGCCGACCTGATTATTATGATACAGTATACGTTTTTGAAGCTTCTTCTACAGGATTTATCACTACGCTAAGTTTTGCTCATAGATGGGAAGAAGAGATTTCTCAAAAATACGGATTAGCAACGCTTCAAATTTATTCTGGAAGCGGAATCAGTGGCCCATTGCTTTTTCAAAGTAGAATTATTATACAATCCGGAGATAATACACCTCTAGAAAATAAATATACAAATTATAACGTTAATGTCCCTTGCGTCGCAAAAAATAAATACTCTGTTAGATTAAATTACGAATCTGCTAAAAGTATTCCAGTTCCGTTGTCCATAATTGGATGGGCCCACCCCTTTCATTCAAAATTCTTTGAGTACTACACATACACAAGAAATGTCCGCACTCTTCAAAAGATTGCATATACTCCTGATTTTAGAGTTTATATTTCAAAAAATTCTTCGCCAATTAAACTTTGCAAGGAACCTACTTTAATTTATAAAGGCGACTTTATTCAAGGTCAAATACCTATTGAGTTTGCTCCTATTAACGTTGGAAGACCTGTAATATTGCCTCCAAAAAACCCCGTTATACCTCCACCAAAGAATCCCAATTGCCATCCTACCCAATATGATACCGTTGTCTACAATCATAGGGCCCCAGTTAATTATTTTCCTGAAGGGTGCTTAGATCCAAGTCTTCCAAGTATCATTGGTTGGATAAGAATTTGGGGCGACAAAAAAGAATATCCTATAGTAAACCCTGAATTCAAAAATTACGCCGCAGTTTTGCAGAAGCATCGAAAAGTATATAAACCAACTACTTACCCTCAACATATAAGTCTTGAGGATCTTGTGAAACCTTAGTTTAAAACTTTTAATTGAAAACTTTGAGGCGGATATTTTATAGATAGAAATACATTATTATTGTGAAATTCCTGAGGAAGTTTATATAAATTTAAATCAAAGTTAGAAACAAGAATGCTTAGGTTAGCGTTAATTATATCTCTCTCTAAATAAGCAGTGCTACGATTAATTAAAAGTATATTAGATCCTGCGTTGATAAGATCAATAATCTTAGGATCTGTAAATAAATTATAATTATTTTGAATATCTTTTAAGCCAGATAAGCCAGATATAGATAGAGATCCAGAAACAACACTATAGCTCATTTAATTTATTATATACAATTAGATATAAATTGTCCAAATACTATTAAATTCTTCTTCTGTTAAATCAAGAACAGAGCCGTTTTGTGGTTCAAAAAATATTTGACGACAGATATTTCCATCGTTTATGTATACTACATTAATAGCATGGCCACCTTTAGAGCCGTCTTCTGCTCTTGAATTTGCCATATAATTTATAACGCCCACGGCAATGCCCTCTGCGTCGCTATCAATTGAACTAAAATAATATCCGCTTGCAAACAATTTAAAAGCATCTGCAAAATTATCACAATCCCACTTGTGACTCCATTTGCTCCATTTTAATGAATTTAACCACCAATTAAATTTAGGATATATATTATTTCTAAGTAAAAATATGTTTGGCGCAAAATAATTTTTATCTGATATTACAATGTTTTTTGGGAGGGTTGATTTTCCAACCCAGGGTGTTATTATCTCGTTTTTTGTTATAATCATACATAAAGTTTACACTTTATGTAAGTTCTACTGTACGAGAAAAATTTCCTTTTAGATTTATTTTAATCTTTGGTTGTTTTTTTGACAAAATTTTTAGCAAAGGCTTATCTTTTAATAAGCTAATAAAAAGTTTCTGTTTCTCTGGCTTATTTGTAATAAATTTCTCTTTTGATTCTCCATAATTTATATAATTTGGAGCAATTAAATTATAGTTTAAACTTTCCGACATATTTATCTTGCTAAAAGTTTTAATTAAATATCCTACTAAATAGAAGGAAAACAGTGTTACAATGAAGCTTGCCATATTTGTATATTAATATATATTTACTTTTAAGTCAACAAATTTAAATTTTTAAAATAAAAAATTTTTTTGCATGCTATATTCTAATAAAAAAAGATCAATTTATCTCTAATAGAAATTTAAATACTATCTATATATAAAAAGACCCTATAAAATAAAACCCCTTCGGATTTTTTTAGCCTTCATAAAATAAACACCTATATTAAATATAAATGATTTTAAAAATGGATGGGTGTAACCTATCTATAGAGGTATGAACAAGAAATTCGTTTTATTTGGATTATTTATATTTGTTATAGGATACTGGTTAGGAATAGCTAATATACAAGTAAATTACTTTAGAAAGAGTAGTGGCGAATCTATCCTATACATATCAGGAAAAAACAGTTTTATTACTATAGACATAAGGGATAAAAAGACAAAACAAATATTATATCAAGAATAGCTTAAACTGGTGGCAAAGTTGCATCGTTATTGCTAGGGGTCTTGCCTAATTCAACAGCGTCTCTATAAGAAGGCATTAACTTTCTATACTGATCTAAAACATGTTGATAGTATTTATTCTCTGTTTGACCAGCCAAACGATCTAATATAGCTTTACATTCTTCTAGTTTTAGTTGATTGACTTTTTTCGTGTTCTTTTTATTTGCCATACGCTATAAAATACACTCATTTAATAGTATCATCTATGATATCATCTATACCGTCTCTATCTTTGTCTTTAAAAGCCTCTGGATCTCTTACAAATACTTTTTTAGCCATCAAATAATCATCGGCATTCTCGTTTTCTATATAATCAATTGTATTTTTATTCCATTTAAATAATAGATAATAAGCCCCAGTTATTAATAAAACAACAGATAAAATAAAGAACAAAAAGAACATATGTATATATTAATTTACACTTATATATAAAAAGACTTTATAACAAAAATAGCTCCGTGGATTTTTTTACCTTGATTACTTTACAATACTATAAAGTATTTAAATAAATTTAAAATATAGGACTATATAGATAAATGCTTTTATTATTCTGGGGAGACTGAAATTAGTACCCCCCGTCGACCCTCTCATCCCGAATGTTTTGAATTTTTTCAAAAATGGGGGGGTATCTTTTTTTACGATTCTTTCTAAGTCGTTGATAATCAATGAAATTTAACTGAAGAAAAATGCTCTGTGGCTCTTGACAGAAGCTATATCTGTGATAGATTAGGGGTATGAAAGTTAAAGCAAACATCAAGTTCGACATCAACGAAACCATCAAACGCCTCGAAGCTATCACCGCAGGATTCCAAGCCTCGGCACAACGCCTCGACAACATCGTGGCAGAGGCACAAGCCAAAAAGGATGAGGCTCATCAAAAGTATATGGGCGAGCCTATAAAATAACCCTTGACGAAACAACAACCAGAAAGCAAACTAGACCAAATGAAAAACCAAATCACAATCACAAAGCAAGCGTTCGGAAACACAACCGCTTTCCTCTTGGAAGGCTCACTTACCCAAATCGAGAACTTCTTTAACCAGATGTTTAATTGGGGTGCAACCTCTGGAGAGTTGCACGATATGGGCAACGGCAAAGCGTTCTACTTCTACGCTCAACCCGAAGCTATCCTTCACGCTCTGATGCGTGTCGCAATCGTCTCTCTCTCTAATAGTAAGCACGCCAAAGGAATGAAAGGTGGCGTGTTGCGTCTCGCACAAGAGAAAGCAAACCGCAAGTTTGAGAGCATCAAAGAGGGTCGCTTTCTTCACGCTTCTGCCTCGAATGATACCTACAACCTCGGAACAATCACAGCAGAGAAGCCTAGCGACTACTGCGGCGCAATCAGTAGCGGGAGAGACTAATGAATAACGAAGCAAAAATCATTTATATCAAACAAATCTTTTCGTCATCAAACAGCCCCATCTATGTGATAGTAGAAGGTAAAGACTATGACCGCTGAGATACTTGTTATAACTTTGACGCTACTAGGTGAAGCTAGAGGTGAAGGCTTTGAGGGTATGGCTGGCGTTGCATCAGTCATCCAGACACGAGCTATAGAACGCAAGCAAACAGCAACGCAGGTGTGTCTCGCCCCAAAACAATTCAGCTTCTGGAATGGTGGCGTGAGTGAGGCGAAGAAACAACAGCTCCTAAAGAATCCTCAAGCACACAACGCAATTCATCTTGCGAAACTTGTAGCAGAGAAGCGAATGCCCGATGTAGTGAATGGTGCAAATCATTATCACACTTTGCAAGTGTCGCCTAAATGGTCAAAGGGTCAGCCATTAGTTGCACTAATAAAGAATCATAAGTTTTACCGATTGTAAGTCTTTAAGCATCAACGACTTACGCATGCAGGGAGGCGCTCTTTGTAAGTCCTTAATATGTAGATGCTTACAAACATTACCGATCTTAGAATAAAACCTGATGGAAGCGAAAAGATCAGATCTGATCTTTCGACAAAACCTGATGGAACGCAAAAAATCCAAATTCTTAACTATCAACTACTTGAACGAGCAGCCTCCCTTGCGTTGTAACTTGTTGTCAATCAACGAAATTTAAATGAAAAAAAAACTTGCAAAAAATCAAATCTGTGATAGATTATAAGTAGAAAGAAAGAAACAGAAAAACAAAAAAGGATAAAACAATGAACCTAGAACAATTCGAACAACTCTTAAAAAATCACGATTGGACTTATATGATGAGCGATGACTCTCGCTACTATCGCAAAGGTCAGATGCAACTCAAAGAAATCGATGAGGCAATCGCTCAAAACGGCGAAGAGTTTCAAAACCTCTACAATCGATATAAAGCAGAGTTTGGTGTTTGACAAAATCAACAAAAGGAGATAAAGTAAAACAATGAACAATACCAATGACAAAATCATCGAGTTGGCTTCCAACTTGGTAAACATCATCAAAGACCTAAACAGCAAGCAATACAACCTCACCGCTGGAGTTTACCTCGCAGAGTTGAGCAACCTACTCGAAACGAGGAAAATCTAATGGAACGCAAAGAAACAATTTTTTTAACTGGAATCTTAATCTGGGGATTCTGGATGGCGTTTTTAATTCTAAACATTTTGAAAGAAATCTAAATCCAATCCTCGTAAGTTGTTGAATATCAACGACTTACACACGCAGGGAGGGCGTCTCTGTAAGTGCTTGATCATCAACATGTTATACCCAATTAAACTGGTCACAACATTTTAATGTTATAATCTCCTGTTGATCTTAGAACAAAACCTGATGGAACGCAAAAAATCGAAGTCGATCTTTTCGACTTCTAGTCTTAAACGCTCAAAACCGATCCTCTTGACTATCAACGACTTGAACGGAGAGGGGGCCCGCGCGCGTAAGTGCTTGATAATCAAAGACTTACCTCATAATAAAATCTAATTCTAAAATAAGAAAACCTTCTACCTAAAAAATCTTCAAAGAATCACTTGCAAAATCCCTAAAGTGTG